TGTTGGTGTGGGTGTCGCCCGTGACCGTATTGTCGGAAAACCCCGAAATGTCGAACCAGCCGAATTTGTAGGCCCCGCCCGGAAAGCCGGGATGGGTGACGATGACGCGCTGGCCCACGACGCAGAGGATGGGCGGCGTCCAGTCGCCCGAGGTCGGCGGTGATGCCGGGACGTTGGCGGCGGTGATGCCCGTGACGGTGAGAAAGGTGTCGCTGACGAGGTTGTAGGCGAAGGGCTCGTCGAAGCCGGGATTGAGCGCGGATGCGATCATGCCGTAGGCGATGTTGCCGACGACGAGGAGGCCGGATTCGAAGCCGGGCGAGGAGGTATCGGGGAAATCGGTGAGCTGCTGCGCGGCGGGGCGGCAGACCCAGGCCATGTCGGTGCCCGGCGCGGGGATGAGGTTGGTGAGGGCCGACATCGCGCCGGGGAACGCATTGGTGGCGTCCAGGGTGTCGGAGCAGCCCTTGGGGCGGTGGGTGATCGGCTTGACGCGGCGGAGGCTCATGGGGCTCCGGGCGGATACAGCGGCATCGCCGTTAGTTTTGCCAGCCAGGCCGCCGACTTCGGGTCTTGTGCCGAGATCGCATCGGACATCCACTGCCGCCATGTTGACGGGGTGAAGTCGTAGTTCGGTAGCGAAATCCGGGTGTCCGGCACGGGATCGTTGGTGGTGATCAGAACGTTGTTTCCGACATCCGAGCCTCCGGTCCCCGACAGAATTGGTGTCTTACCGACAGGGTATCCAGGCGGGCAGATGAACACATTATCCCGGATTAGCGTCCGTATCGGCGTCGGCTTTCCAGGCCACCCGTAGACGAACGCCGGCTCCTCATTCGCCCGAATGAACCAGGCTTGATGATTGAGCCCGTAGGTAAGCCTGTTCCCCCTCGCGACAACCGCATTTTCAAACCACGACGCTATCGGCGTCCGCCCATTCCGATGCTGAATGACCGAGCCGTAGTTCCCGGTCCCAGCAGTCCACTTCTCGAAGTTGTTGTTAAGGAAATACGCCGCTCCGGCATCGGTATCCCCCGGTTCGAGCACACCATCGAAGGTATTGCCCTTGTCGATGGCGGTGCAGTTAATCGCCGCCATCACCCCATTGACGAACTTGAAGGCGTTGCCGCCGTTCATGTGGATCGCGGTGGAGCCGAACTCTATGGCATAGAGGACATGCCCGATGTAGTCGCCATGCGAGATGCCGCCGTAGCCGCACCCGTCGTAGGTATTATTCTTCCCGATCAGGGCACCATACGGGACGAACCTCGTCGGGGGGTATTCATAGAACCAGTCGCCTGTAGGAGACGGAACGAGTCCCTTGGCATTCCCTCGCCGGCCGTTGTCGCCGTCGATAATCGTCGCGTCCTGGAGCCACATCCCACCCCCTGTCCCATGGACCGCGGCAGAATTATAGAACGTCTTGGCGTTCTCCAGCATGATTCCATAGATCGACGTGTTCCAGACACCAACCTTGGGCGCGAGAATATCCCCGTTGCCTGCGGTCCACTCGATCGGAAGCAGATACGACTTCCCGTGATAGCCAATTTCCCCGACCCTCGCCGGGTTTGTATTCCGCCACAGCTCCGTGATCGGGGGGAGAGTCGCCAAGAACATCTTCGCCGCATCTTTGACGCCGGAGTAATCCAGCCCCGGATTTTGCTTCAAATACTGATCGACGTGAGTCTTGTCCTGCGCATTGAGCTGAGAATAGGACTGCACCGGAATCCCGAGCGCGTCGATTGCGGCGATTCTCTTCTCATCCTCGTCATAGGCAATCGCATGCAGGACGTGCCGCAGCGTTGCGCCGTAAGCGTGGATGGTGAGATTCTGCGCCCCATATGGCTGCACGCCGCCGTCAATCAGCGCCATGCCTCCGCCGACACACTCAATGGTGTCGCCATTTTTGGCATTGTGAATCGCGGCGAGAAGCTTATCGACTGTTACTGCCGTCGTGGTCACGTTTTACTCTCCATGTTAATCGCTCGGGCTTGTCGAGGCGTTGGTGAGGGAGCCGGTCAGGGTGAACGCGCCACCAGTGCCTGAGATCGCCGACATCCTGGGGGCCGAGGGCGAGCGCGATGGTCATGGCCTACCCGGCCAGTTCTCGGCATACACGGGCGTGCTCAGCGGTAGCATAGGCCGCTATCGCCATAAGCTCCTCCGGTTCCGCATTGTTTTTCAAGTGGTTTGCGCGGTTGGAAATGATGCGCACATTGCCCTTAATATAGCCGAGAGAGCCAATGATCCTATCCAAAGAGGGCGCCCCCCGGTTCGCGGATGCGCGTTGGCCTACGCCCCACTCGATTTTTATTCCAAGCACGGGACAAAACTCAGGAATCACCACGTCCTCTGCGGTGAGGTTGAACGCGACACCTAAGCTTGCTGCACGCCTTGCAGCCTTGAGGAGCAGATAACGCGCAGGGTCTTTGTCACGGTATCGATTATGGATCGCCATCTGGCGACCTGGGTCTTTTTTACGATTCTGAGCGGCCCATTTTCTATTACTTTCCTTGTGCCATTCAGGATTAGCTAAACGATAGGCGTTAGTCTCTGCCCTGAATTTCTCCGGGTTTTTCCAGTAATATTTCTTCGCAACCATCCTACCCTCCAAGGTGAGGGAGAAGGTTTACCACCCAATCATAATTTATCAACGCTAATGTTACCAGCCAACCGATGGTCTTTGTATTTCTCAGCCGGGACCACGAACGCCCGAACTGTCTGCGATCCAGACTCACGGTCTTGGCCCGGTTCGTGGCGTCGTCCTTCATCTTGAGATAGCGGTCGAGAAGGCCCTGCGCACCCGCAGGTCCGTCACCGAGCGTCGCCTGCCAGCGGTCGTCGTTGGTGATGCGCATGAGTTCGCCGGCCAGCCGCGTGATGAGATAATTCTGGTTCGGAAACCAGGGCACGGTCGCGCTCGTCTCGGGCGTCGCGATGTCCGGCATCTGCTTGCGATAGCGGATCATGCAGGGATAGGCGCCGGACGCGGGCGGCCACACCAGGAGATTGGGCGGCGACTGGCTCATGTCCGTCGCGAAGACGTAGGGATAGGACTGCAATCCCGCCTGCTGCACGAAGAGGTCGTATTCCGAGAGATCGCAGGGGATCATCGGATAGGGGACGCCGAGGAGGAACCACATGGCGTCCTTGTTATCGACCATACGCAGGAAGTCGGACGGCAGCGGATAGGGTCCGCCGCCCGGCGTCACGTTGGGGTAGACTGCGGTCGTGACGAGGCCGGGATTGAAGTTGAAGGAGAAGGTGCCCTTGGCGACGTCGAAGTCGTAGGTCTGAGAAAGGTCGGAGAGGATGGCGTTAAGGAGTTCGCCGCCCTGGACGATGTAGCCCGGACATTTGGCTTGCTGACAGGCAAGCGCGACGATCTGGGCCGAAGTCAGGGCCATGGTTCATCCTTACAGACCTTCGACCGGGCACGTCTCCGCGTCTGCGTACTCGGTGCAGGGGTCGTATCCCGCGAGCGTCCGCATCGCGTTGAGCTTTTCGCGGCGTGAGATGAGGTCGCGGCGGAAGCGTTCGATGTTGGCGGCTTGGGTCTGGAGCCACTGGGCTCGCTCGTTCTCCGCTGCACGGACCGATTCCTCGACCTTGTTGATTTCGGCCTGGATGCGGGCGTAGTTGGTCGCGGCGTGGCCCTTCATCTGGAAGGCGCCGCGCTTGCCCGAATCCGTGAACTCCGCATAGGCATCGCTGCGCACCTGTTCCTGCTGGGCGCGCAAGCCTTCGACGGTCGCGGCCTTCTCGACCGTGGTCTTGGCGTGGTTGCGGGCTGCCACGGGGATGGCGGCGATCATATCGACAATCGCGTTGCCGACCGTGCGGAACTCGGCTTCGACCTTTTCGAGGTCGTATTTGGCCTTCTGGCGGTCGCCGATCCTGAGGATCCGGTCGATGCGGGCGTTGATGGCGGCTTCGTCCTCGTCGCCCGCGAAATGCGTCTGCAGGACAATCTGTCGATCGCCCCCGAGATTGGTGGTGAAGGAACAGCCGATGGCCGGGACTTCGACGGCGGGCGAGGGGCGCAATTGGCGGACCGTGTTTTCCTCGCTCAAGCGTCGAACCTCCGGGGCGCGTTGGTGGAGCCCTTGACCGGCGAGAGCTTGGTCTCGCGTGCGTTCATGTAGAACGACGCCATCGAGTTGCCCTTGATTTCGCTTTCGTGGCGCTCGCCGCGGAACATCATCTCGCGGAAGGAATTGGCGACATGCCGGGGCACGCGGTAGGTCTTGCCGTGCCAGTAGGGCCGCATGTTCACGAGCAGCCGGTCGGAGTGCTGGGCCAGCACAATGGTGATTTCGACCATCTCGTCGGACGGGCCGCCCGTGACCAACCCCTCTTCCATGCGCAGGCGCTCGGTCTCTTCGGCGAGCAGGGATTTCTTGGCCGCCGCGAGGCGTTCCTTCTCCAGCTTGGCGCGCGCCTCGGCACGAATTTCTTCGACTTCGGCATTGGAGAGCAGCGGATGCAGGCGTTCTTCCTGTTCCGTTTTGGGACGTTCCTGATTCGGTTCCGATTCGGTCTTCTTCTGTGACATTTAGACCTCAACTGTGAGTGAAATTCGACACGGTGTAGGTGTTGCCGCTATGGGTTCCGGTAGCGGCGGCCGAGAGGGTCAGCGACAGCCCGTTGGCGGCAATGGCCGCGATCTGGGTGGAAGCTGGGACATCGGTGCCGGTGATGGGCATGCCGGGCTTCCAGCCCAGCGTCTTCACGTTGACGGAGAGGTTGTCGAGAAGCGTGGAGGTATGGGTGTTGCCGGTCGCGGTGAGGGTCGTTGGCAGCGCGTTCCCGGAAATCAAGATCGGCCAGCCCGTGGCCGGGTCGATGAAGACCCAATCCCCGACCAGAACCTTGAGCACGCCGCGATTGGGCACGAAGAGTTGCCCGTTGCGCACGAAGGGATTGTTGGGCGTGTTGGACTTGACGAAGGCGCCCGCCAGCAATTGGTCGTCGTAGATGCCCTGGCTGATGGTCGCCAGGTCGGCATCGGAGAGCGTCGCCGGGGCGTAATTGAACTGGACGCCGGTCAGCGTGGTGGTGGCGAGGGTGCCGCCCGTCTTCGTGGTCATCTAGGGCCTCCTACTGGCCGCCCGTCGCGAAGCCCTGAATTTGGCCGATATTGACGTTGAGCGCGGCGGCCATGTTGGTCCCGACCGTGGTGCAGGCGGTCGAGATATTCGCGGTCGAGGGCGCGTTGGCGCCGGGGACCACGACCGAGCCCGCGCCGGAGGTCGAGTTCTGGTTGACGGTGAGGACTTGAGCGGACGGGACTTCCATCGGGCCCGCGCCGTCGCCGACCCAGACAATGCTCGCCGTCCAGTTGATGCGATACGACATTCTGTCACTCCCCTAGTGGGCGTTAACCAACTTGGAAAAACTTCTTTTCTTTCCTTGGAAGTATGATATATTCCCTCCATGGAAAAACTCTGCAAGACCTGCGGCGAGGTCAAAAGCGCCGATCAGTTTCACAAGGACCGCACGAAGTCGGACGGCCTCAACCTTTACTGTAAGACGTGCACGATTGCGAGGCAGAAGGTATTCCGTACCAGGCCGCCACGGCATCCAGCGCCGGAAGGCTTCAAGCGCTGCTCCGCATGCAAGGAGACCAAGCCTTGGGAGGAGTTCCACGCCTCGACTGGCACCTACGACGGTCTGAGCAAGGTTTGCAAAGGCTGCGCTTATCAGCGCCATGACGGCTGGCGCAGAAAGAACCTGCCGAAGATGGCGAAGGCATCGAAGAAATGGCGCGAGGAAAATCCACGCCTCGCGAAAGACCACAAGCTGCGGGCTACCTACGGCATTCCGCTCGGGACATATGACCGACTGTTCGCTGAGCAAGGTGGAAAGTGCGCGATTTGCGGCACTTCCGATCCTGGTGGGCGAGGAGATTTTCATGTCGATCACTGTCACGACCGTGGAATATTTCGAGGGCTTCTGTGCCACAACTGCAACGTAGGCCTTGGGAACCTCAAGCACTCAAAGGAAATTATATTGAGTGCTATCAGTTACTTACGTAAAAGTGGAAGTGTAGGCTGACGACGATTCGATTCTGGCAAAGAATAACTGGTTTAACAAAATCGAGCCGTAGTAGCACTTCCACCCCACGACTCTTAACTGGTTGAGAGGGTCTGACTTATCGGCAGAGGACAAATATGAGAATTTCACATTGTCCAGAACCACTTGCCCATACGACCCGCGCCCGATGACGAAGGTCGGATAGACCGTGACGCCGGTTGTGGGCGCCGCGGGCGGGGTCTGGGCGATGCCGATGCCCGTGATGACGACGGCGGTGTTGGACGGTAGCTGGGTCGCCTGACCCTGCAACGGCCCGACGGTCGGGCCCGAGGTCGAGAGCCCGAGATTGGCCGGGCTGGTCGTGGTGCCGATATAGACGTTCCAGGTGAAGCCCGCGACGTTGGGGGTGGTGATGGAGATGGAGCCGTTGGGGCCGGTGACGTTGACCGCCGCCGAGACCTGCGTGATGTAGGACTCGTACTGGTTCTGCGTGTCCTGGCCCGTGATGATGGTGTAGTAGGTCGAGTTGGTCGCGAGCGAGCCCGCCGTTCCCGCTACGCCCTGGACCAGCGCATAGCCGGTGAATGAGGGCACCATGTTGGTCTTGCAGAAGCGGATGCCGGACCATTCGCCTGCCTCGTAATTGTAGAGGCGGTTGAGGTCGGAATAGGTCCACGCCTGGATGACCGTCGAGTTCTGCCGGAAGTCCGCGACGACGAGGGTGTGGATGATCGCGGCGTAGTGCGGCATGGCGCGGGGGTTTTCGGAAGCGCGAGCCCCGCCCGCATTGGCGTCGATCTTGGTGTCGGTCATCTCGTCGCCCATGAAGCGCGGCGCGCCCAGGGTTTCGAGGGCCGCATCGGTGCGGATGACGGTCGTGGTGTCGAGCACGTCGCCCGCGACGAGCGCGGCGCGCGAGCCCCTGGAGTTCACGTAGTTGACCTGGGTGCCCGCCATCAGCGTGTTGAAGGTGTTGCGCTCCAAGGTTTCCGCGACCTGAAGACCCGTGAGTTCGGTCGCCTTTTTGAACAGCGGGTGCTTGATGGTCATTTCGGCCACGTCGGTGATCGTGACCTTATCGCCCCATTGCTGGGCGACGGCGGTGACCTGGGAGATGGTCATGGTCTCGCCGATCGGGGGCACGCCCTCGGAGAGCGGGGCATAGGGGAGCGGCAGACGGTTGTAGCGGGTTGCCGTGTACGAGGTGCCCCGGCCCTTGGGCAGTTCCAGCGGATCGCCGAACTGATAGGCGACGAGCTGGCGGCGCGCGAGAGGAAGGGTCTCGTCGGCGATGTAGTTTTCAATGTCCGATGAGAATTGGTTGGCCTGATTGGTTGCCATTGTCTACTCCCCAAGGTTCGGGGAGAAGACGATCCCCCCGTCAGATATTGACGTCTTCGAGACGTTTGCGGCGCTGTTCGGATTCCGAGCCGCGGCGGTTGCCGGATTGGGCGACATCGCTGCGGGCGCCGGCTGCTCTGGAGGTCTGCCGCTCGCGCTGTTCCGTGGCGCGCTTTTGCTGCTTGGACTTGGCGCGGCCAGCGTTCTTGAGGGCGCGGTCGCCGATGACGTAGCGGGCGATGACTTCGCGAGAGGCCCCCGGCCGTCCGGCTGCGCGTTCCTGCGCAAGAATGCGTTCAACGTCGTCCGAGACAGCGGCGAGAGCCGGCGAGCGGTCGCAGGCATGGGCGAAGGCTTGGCGGTCGGACGAATCCGCGAGTTGGAAGGAGATGGTGTTCTTGAACTGCTCAAGTTCGCGTCTGTCCTGTCCGCGGTAGTAGTCCAGTTTCTCGTCGGCGGTCATGAGCGACAATCGCTCTTGTTCCGCCCGTCTCGTCTCTTCGGTCTGCCTCCCGTTGAGCCGCGCCAGGAGCTCCTGGTTCTCGCGGGCTAAACGTTCGGCCCTTTCGTTTGCTTCCCGGCGTTCCTCGCGGAGCCGCCCGAAATCGTTCTTGGCCCGTCCGGTCTTTACTTCAGCCGATCGACCGGTCTGCCCTTCATGTCCTCCTGCATCGTCGTCTTCGCCGCCAAGCTCTGCTCCCTCACCGGGTTCGTCGTCACCTTCTGCGTCGAGACCTTCATCTGGATCGGCGCCGTCGTCGATTTCATCCGTGACATCTTCGACATCTTTAGGGTCCGCATCGGTATCGGGGAGCATGGATAGCCTTTCGGCGGTTTACGACCGCGAGTCGTGGTAGCGGGTTCCGCCCGCTATGCGATGGCCGGGATATTCGTACCGGATTTTGTGGAATGTCAATGGTCCGTGATGGCCTGGAGCGAGGCGAGGGCCTTGAGCGCGTCCGGCGTGACCGTGGAAAGGCGCTTTTCGGTTGCGTAGAAGGCGCAGCGTTCGAGCTTGGACGGCACCTCCTGTCGATGCCTATATAAACAGCGTACCCCGTTCTCGTCGAACTCGATGTGTTCCATGGAGAGAAGTTGGCCGGGAAGCACGCACTCTTGAACCTGCGTGACGATTTGCTCTGATAGAATGTCGATGAGCGCAGGGAAGGAGGACGCCGCGTGCAGGGCTTCGGCGACGAGCCTGCGGACCTCGGCGGCGACGTCAGTCATGGAACAGCGCCCAAGAAACAAAAGTGATCGTGCCCAATAGCCATAGCAGCCAGAGCAGTCCACCAAGTCCCTGAAGCTCAAGGGGGGTCATTTCTTCCGCTTCTTGGACTTTCCGGCCTCGGACATCGCGATCGCCACGGCCTGCTTGCGGCTTTTGACCTTCGGCCCCTTCTTGGAGCCGGAATGAAGCTTCCCGCGCTTGAACTCTGACATTACCATGTGTTCCTTGGTTTTCTTCGCTGCCATGTTGCCGCTCCTCTAGTATTTTCTAGGCATCGTAACCGCGCCGGCCCTTGGAAGGGACTCAGGCGCGATCATCCCAGGCGGACCCTTGACCAATCGCGGACCCTGAGGCTGCGCACCAGGCTGAGGCGTCCCGGCGACGCCGGGCCCCGCACCCCCAGGCGATCCCGGCAGACCTTGCTGCTGGGCCTGCATGGCCTGGGTCTTAATCTCGATGGACTGCTGATGCCGTAATATATGCGCGCGCACAGTGCCGTAGACATCGCCCCCGGCCATGACCTGCATGTGCACCTGGATGTGCTTCACGTCATCATCCATCGGATGAACCGCGACCTCCAAGCCCTGCTCGATCATGGGATTTTCCTTCTCGGGCGGCACCGCGAGCTGGCTCTTCAAATCCTTGAAGATCAGCGGCGAAAGCCTTGGTCCGAAAGTACTTTCCACGAATTGCACGATGGCCGGCGCGATATTCAGTTGATACCCAGGATAAAGATTGGGCGGTATCCCCTTGAGAACATTCAATCCTGCGATCTGCTGCTGCACCTGGGCGGCATTCCTCGCGGCCTCCACGCCGAACCAGCGATATTCCCAGCGCTTGTTCAGTTGGATGGGCGGCACATCCTCCATGATGGCGCGCATGCCCATCTCGCCGAAGCCGCGCACAAGGACGTCTTCCTCGCGGAACTGGTGGTCATAGGCAATGAAGCGCTGGATCAAGGGGGTAAGGATGCCTTCTTCGAGGTTGGTGACGGCATCGGCGGTGGTGAGGATGTCCACCTGCTGCTCGTTGGCGATTTCGGCCTGGTTGCGCTTGGTGCCCGCGCCCGTGGCTTGCGGGATCATGGCTGGATTGACGCCGAGCGTCTGGAAGATTTGCTGCTTGCAGACTTCGGCGCGCGCCAAGCCGTCCTTCCACAGTTCCGGGAACTGCGCGAACTTGGTGTCGTTGGGACTGGTTTCCCAGAGCGCGGCCAAGCCCAGCACCATGGTCCCGGTCCTGGGGTTCTTCTCGGGGTCGGTCATGATGATCGGCATGGCCGAGAAGTGGGCGGAGTCGGCGGCCTCGTTGATGGTGTCGTTGGCGAAGACCTGGGTGTCCACGACGTCCTCGCAAGGCGATCTTCCCTTGAAGACGCCGGGCGACTTGTCGAGCGCGGCCGAGATGACCGGCACCTCGTCGCACCAGTACGGGTTGAGCTTGCAGCCCAGGATTTGGTCGTCGCCGCCGTAATAGGCCCGGCAGATGCGGTGATCGCCGTCCACCTTCAGCTTGGTCCAGGTCTCGTAGACCTGGCAGTATTTGCCCGAGCCGCCCATGCGGATGCCCGCCGCGTCGGCGAGCGCCTTCTTGGTGTCGCGCCGCCCGGCCTCGTCCTTTTTGGTCATGGCCTTGACGAGCGCTTCGCCGGGTTCCTTGGCGACCTCGCCCTCCTCGATCATGCGTTTGAGGCGGGCCTTGGTCCAGCGGCGGATGACGGTGACGGAACCGCCGTCCTCGATCGCATCGTTGATGGAGTCGGAGGTGACGGGAAGAACGAGCAGGTCCGCGTCATTGATGATTTCGACGTGGGGCATGCCGTAGGACTGTTCGTCTTCCTCGATCGATTCGACCTCGCCGAGTTCGGGCATGTCGAGCCCGGCGACTTTCACGGGCGATGTTTCACGTGAAACCACATGCCTGGTCTGGTTCTTCCAGGAGACGTAGAGCGAGTACTGGCCCTCGACGTCGCCTGATGTCAGGAGCGCCGGCATGATCTGGGTGCGGAGCTTGGTGCGCCGGACGTAGTTTTCTAGGAGCGCCATCTGGGCGAAGGGAAGGGTTTCGTCGGTGGTGGTGACTTCGACATAGCGCCCGGAGCGGGGAAATATCTGATTGACGAAGCGGGTTTTCCTGGCCTTGATCGCATCCTTCACGAAGGGCAGGAAGATCTGGGAATTGCCGGAGTAGAATTGGCGTTCCCCGAGCTTGCAATTGTAGAGGTCCCACCAGTCCAGATTGTCGTCGGCACGCTGGCGCTGGTCGCCGTATCCTTGCTCAACGTCGCGGAAGACATCGAGGAGGCGTTCGCGGATTTTGGGCCGCGTGGAGAGTTCGTCGTCGCGCTTGGTTTTCTTTGCCACCCCTTAACCCTTGGCCGTGATGTAGCGTCGGCCGTCCGGCGTCCACGCATATCTCGTAGCATCTTCTTCATCTTCTTGCGATGGCATCGAGAGAAGCCCGGCGAACGCTTCCAGTCCTTCCATCAGCACGCGGTACGGTCCTTCCTCCGCATGGTCCGCCAGAAACCCGCCCTTGAGCAATGCCCTGGTATAGCCGCCCGCGAAAGCGTTCAGCGTCCAGCGCGCACCGAACGCGACCTTGAGAGCGGGCTGCCCCCGTATCTCGCGGCGCAGCGCGGAGCGGATGTGAGGGCGGCCGGTTTCGGGGGCGGCGCCCCGGCGCATCTCCATGGGGATGGCCTTGACCGCCTGGACGAGCCCGACATTGTGGAACTTGTCCCAATGGGAAGGCGCGCAGATCGGGCGGACTATCCGTCCGGCTTCCAGGTTTGCAGCTTGGATAATGTCTGAGACGACAGAACCGGGATCACCTTCACGCACCCAATCAGCAACAATGCGCACTCCTCCGTCGAATAGCTGAGTAAGTTGGGCCGTAACCAGGGCGTTCGTGGCATTGAGACAAAGCCATACGGGGGCGGAACCCGTGAGCCCAAGGTCTTCTGAGGCGTGTCGGGCGGAGAAGTCGTCATAATAGGGGGCTCCGGGTCTCATTTTGAGGGCGTAGGCCAGCGCGTTTGGCACGTCGATGCGCCCCGACGGGAAAGAAAGCAATTGGGCCTGCAAATCCGGCAGCGGCTTGGCGAACCAGATTTCCCGGGCGTTGAAGAAGGGTTGCAGGCCCCGGATGAAGTCGAGCTTGCCCTTGGGCGCCCGCATCGCCCTGACGGGGATCGTCTCGCCGCGGCGCACCTGTTCGTGGCGGATCGGCTGCAAGAGAAACTCGTTGAGGCCGTCTTCCTCGACGCCGATGGTGGCGGGATGATGTTCTTCGTGGGCGGCGAAGATCGAACCCACGATTTCGTCGGGCATGAGCTGCTTGCCCCAGGCGTCCCAGACGATAAGGCGATTGGCGATCCAGGACCAGCAGGCATAGCCGGTCGTAGCGGAGGATGCCTTGACGGTGCGTGCCGGGTCGAACATGGCCTGGCACATTTCCCAGGTCCGGGTCTTGACCTCGATGCGGAACATCTCGGACTTGAAGGGCTTGAGTTCCGGGGTTTCGGAGCGGCACATATACTCCCTGTTATATTCCGCGAGGCGGCCGAGCGCGACCATCTGGCTCCGCTTGGCGTCGATCACCGGCAGCGGGAAGCGGTCTTCCCAGGTGGCGCGGCGTTGGCCGTCCTCGTCCTTGTACTCCCAGGGATAGCGTCGCACGGAGAAGCCCGAGCCTGGGGTATCGAGCCAGTTGGCGAGGCATTCGGGGTCCATGTCGTTGGCGGTGATGCGGACCCGGACCTTCTCGTCGCCGGCCGGGATGGCCTCGCCCAAGACCCAGCGGCGCATCTTGTCGCGGGATTCCGGGGTGCGCACCGACTCCTCGTCCTCGATGTCGTCGAACCACAGGAGGTCGGGGCGCTTGACCTCTTCCTTGGTGCCTCTGAGGGCTTGGCCCCGGCCCATGGCCTGGATGACGACGCCCCTGGTGGTCTCGATCTTGTCGTCGGCCCAGGGCTGGCCCCGGACGTCGCCGAAGAGTTGGCGCAGGGCCTCGTTCTTCTCGAACTCGCGGCGTATCGAATGGAGGCGCTGTGCGGCGAGCGGGAAGGATGCCCCGAAGATGATGCAGTTCTGGAACTCATGGAACAGGGCCATGATGACGAGGGCTTCTTCGCCGATGGTGGATTTGGCGGAACCGCGGAAGGCGATGTCGCAATGGTTGGGTTCGCGGGAGTGCCAGTCGCGGATCATCTCGCGGTGGAAGGGTGGTGTCGAGTTGGGATGGCGGTGGGCGAAGAGTACGCGGTGGGCGAGGGGCCGGTTCTTGGCGAGCTTGAGGATGATCTCGCCCTGGGCGTCGGGGGCTACGTCAGGCACGGGTTTTCTGGAAGGCGATGCGGTGATGATAGGGGCAGTAGGGGCGGCCGGGAACCGGGGGGTGGCCGCAGAAGTGGAACGAGGCTTCTGTGGGATCGCCGATCGGCCAGCGGCAGGTCTTGTGCGTGAGGTCGAGCATGGTGATGTGCCCGCCCTTTTCGGTGCACAGGGGCACCAGCATGTCGTTCGTCACTTGGGGCATTGGCGGCGAGACCTTTGGCCGGGGCAGTTCACCGGGAGTTCCACCATTGGTTCCCTGCGGGCGCATGCATTCATAGCCCTTGCGCCGCGCCATGCCGATGGCGGCGTTGCGCGAGACGCCGAGCCGCGCCCCGATAACGCCGAAGCTGTACTTCTGGGCCAGCATCGTCCTCAGGATTTCGAGGCGTTCCTCAGTCCAATCGTTCGTCCGCATAGCGTCCCCTGATCTGCCTCTGAAAATATTCCCCCAGGGAGTGGGCGTTCTGCAAGCCCATCCAGACGGCTTGCGGGACGTTGCGGTAGCGCCAGGACGAGCCGGACTTGAAAGCGACGGTGAGGGTCTGGGCGTCGGAATCGTAGGCGCAGGAGGCGATGTTGGAGGAGGGCTTCTGCAAGGTTTCGATCACCACCAGTCCTCCTCGTCGGCGAGGTGGCACCATTCCGCGCAGTAGCAGCCCGAGAGGAAGGCGAGGAGAAGGGCGGCCCAGATGATGGTCATGGCATACCTCGGCAAGCGTTGGCGATGTTGCGGTTGAGTTCCACGGCTTGTTCCTTTTCGTTGCGGGTCCAGCGGGTTTCGAAGCCGGTGTCGGGGCGGAACTGATGCAGCCAGGCGCAAGCGTCAGCGATCGGGCTTGGAGCCGGTGCGCAGTTCGCTATCGAGAGCGCTATCGGGAAGATGGACAACATTGTCGTGCGTGCTTTGCGCATTCTCGGCATCCCTAAGGGCTTTCTCGGCGTCGGCGAGTCTTTGCTGCTGCTGGCCGATTTTGCGGTCGTCATTGCGTTGGGCGACCTTCTCGGCCCACTCGACGAGACCGAAGGCTTTCAGGAGCAGTTGGAGGATGGTGAGTATCATGGGTAGCGCGCGATATAATTGAGACGCCGCAGGTGGTGGACATGCTGGCGCACCACGGCCGGCGTTGTTTGATACCATTCCGCGAGTTGCTCG